AGGAGTAACTTATATGGACTACTTCAAAGTGGACAGGATGCCCTTGATGCTGCTCTTGAGATTGCTAAACAATCCGAACACCCAAGAGCATTTGAAGTTGTTGGTAATCTTATCAAACAACTTGCTGATATAAATCATCAGTTACTTGACGTACACACAAAGAAACAAAAACTTGAAACTAAAGAACCTGACCAAAAAGCAACCAACGTGACTAACAATTCTATATTTGTTGGTTCTACAGCAGAACTCTCGAAACTTATAGACAAAATGAATAAAGGCGACTAATTATGGCTTTACCAAAACAAATACTACCAACATACTCAACAGAACTTCCTTCAACTGGAAAAGTAATCAAATTTAAACCGTTCCAAGTAAGAGAAGAAAAAGCATTACTATTAGCTCAACAAAGTGATGATAAAGGTATCATGGCGGATACACTGAAAGATGTTGTAAAGCATTGTGTGGTTGATGATATAGATGTTGAATCTTTGGCAATGTTTGATCTCGAATACTTGTTACTCCAAATTAGGGCAAAATCAATTGGAGAGATTGTAGCATTAATTTTCTCATGTGATACTTGCATTGATCCTAAAGCCAAAACAAAGATCAACTTTGATTTGACTCAATTGAAAGTTAAGAAAGATCCTAATCATACTAACAAGATAAAGTTATTTGATACGACTGGAGTAGTATTAAAGTATCCTGATGTTAGTGCAATTTCTAAATTTGATACATTAGAAGATGACGATATTAATGGCATATTTGATCTTATCATTAGTAGTATTGATTATATCTATTCAGATGATGAATTCTTCTATGCAAAAGACCAGACTAGACAAGAACTGCATGAGTTCATTAATAACTTAACACAAGTACAATTCCAAGAATTGGTTAAGTTTTTCGAGACCATGCCAAAATTAAGACAAGATGTAAAGTATACTTGCCCATTGTGTGGATTAGCGCATAACAAGTATATCGAAGGGATTGATAGTTTTTTCTAGTAGCCCTCTCGCATGACTCGTTGGCAAATTTCTATAAACTGAACTTTGCCTTAATGCAGTATCACAAATATGCTTTGTCAGATATTGAAAATATGATACCGTTCGAGAGGGAAATTTACATAGCTATGCTAGTAGAATACTTAGAAGAAAGAAAAAGGGATCAACAGAACAAATAACCACAGGATGGGTCATGAAGAAAATTCTCAACCAACAAATAGAACATTTAGTAAAATTGGAAGAACTTGCAATCATTAGCAATGATGCCCTTGATGCTAGTAATATAGAACTTCAAAGCATGGCTCAAGACTTGTCCGATATATCTGAAAAGATGTCTACTATTATGGCATCTAGTAAGGAAAGAGATATCAAAGAAGCTGATGTTGCTAAGGTAGAAGATAAAGAAAAGTCTGACAATAAAAAGGACGACCAGTCTAGTAAAGACAAATCGCTAGAAGAACTTAAAAAGATATCTGCTGCTTTAAAGTCTCAACATAATGTAGATGTAGCGGATAAAGCACTTAATGATCCAGTTTACCATAATATGTTTACTCGTATGGATTTGTTAAAAGAGTCATTTGGTAAACTCAAAAATACGTTTAAGGATAATGATACTGGTAAAACAACTGTTGGTAGTACATTCAAAGGAATAACTAATAACGTATCATCCATTTTTTCTAAGAATGCTAGAAATAGAAACCAGTACATTACTACTGAACGAGCTGCTGGTTCAGTAAAAACTGATAAGCAGTTGAAAGAACAGTATAAAGAGAAACAAAAACTTTTATACCTTAATAATAAGAATGAAAGAAATATGAACGAGAATAGAGGTCTTCTATCTAAAGAAGAATTCCTCAAATCAACTTCACCTGATGCTAAAAAGTACAGAGAAGAACAACAACAAATTGGTAGTAGATTATCTGAAATCGATTCAAGATACAAATATACCAATCCACAGAAATCTGATAGAGAAAAAGATCTTAGATTCTTTGGCAAAGAAGGCTCTTGGAAAGCTAAACCAACTGAACCGACGCCTCCATCCGATAAACCATCACCAACTGAACATCCGATTTCAGGTGATGGTTTGGCCATACTTGAACCATTAAAAGTAGTAATTGAAAACGAACCTATTACGGTAAAAATAGATAAGGATTCTGCAGATGATTCACAAGAATGTGAATGTGAAAAAACTGATTGCTGTGAAGAATTATCTAATGCTATAGATTCGATAAAATTTACTATAGAAAAGTTATCAAATAAAATTGCCCCGTTAGTTTCTAGTAATGTAGTTTCCGATGCTAGTACTATCAGCAATACAAATACAAATAATGCAAGCAACGCTAATACAAATAATGCAAGCAACGCTATTACCAATAATGCAAGTAATGCAAATACAAATAATGCAAGCAACGCAAGCAACGCTATTACCAATAATGCAAGCAATACAAATACCAATAATGCAAGCAATGCAAATACCAATAATGCAAGCAACGCTATTACCAATAATGCAAGTAATGCAAATACCAGTAATGCAAGTAATGCAAATACCAGTAATGCAAGCAACGCTATTACCAATAATGCAAGCAACGCTATTACCAGTAATGCAAGTAATGCAAATACCAATAATGCAAGCAATGCAAATACCAATAATGCAAGCAACGCTATTACCAGTAATGCAAGTAATGCAAATACCAATAATGCAAGCAACGCTATTACCAGTAATGCAAGTACTAGTTCCAATATAGAAACTAAATTGGAAACAGCAAGATCAACTGAGTTATTCCAAGACAATCAATTATCCTCGACAAATGACCAGAATAAATTACTAGACGAAACTCTCAAAGTCCAAAAGTTAATTCTCGAAGAACTCAAAAAACGTACTGAAGAAATCATCAAGAAAAAAGAACCACCTACTAAAAAACCAGATGATGCTGATAAAGATATTGATGTTAACAAACCAAGAAAAACTAAAAACGATAGAACCAATAGAAGACCAATTCCTACTAGAAATAACGGTCGTAGACGTAGAGGATTATTTGGTCGATTAGGATTAGGTACTGCAGTTGCCGCTAGTGTTGCAGAAATGAGTACTGATGATAATCATACACCTTCTTTAGCTGATGTCGTGCCAGAAGAAAGGTTTCCAAACAGAACAACTAATGCGCCTAGACCAACTACACCGGAAGTACCTAAGACTTCTACTGGACGTGGAATACTTGATAAAGCTAAAGGCGTATTCAATAAGATTCCTGGTGCCTCCGTATTGAAGAATGCTGGTAAAATGGCATTACGATTAGCAGGTCCAGCAGCTGCTGCATTAGCTGCTTATGAAGTTGGATCTACCGCTATAGACGCTTATGATGAATCGTTTGGTGAAGGTGGCAAGAAAGTAGTACAAGATCTTCATCATAAAAAGATCATATCGTATAATTTCGGTGATTCGGAAGTACTAGATTGGAAAGGTATTCAAGAATTACCAACAGAAGATTTGAAGAAACTCATTGATGCTAAAATAAGATTCAAACCAGAAGATGACGCTAAACTTCATGAAGTATTGACTCATAAATTAGTAACTAGAGATACTAAATCTGAAATCGGTAAACCAGAAGTAGTAAAACCAACAGAAGTTAATGGTAAACCAGAAGTTCAATCTGAAATCGGTAAACCAGAAGTTCAATCTGAAATCGGTAAACCAGAAGTTAATGGTAAACCAGAAGTTCAATCTGAAATCGGTAAACCAGAAGTTAATGGTAAACCAGAAGTAGTAAAACCAACAGAAGTTAATGGTAAACCAGAAGTAGTAAAACCAACAGAAGTTAATGGTAAACCAACAGAAGTTAATGGTAAACCAGAAGTTCAATCTGAAATCGGTAATGTATATTCTGAAGATGTCAAGAAGATCTATAATGATTTGAAAGAAAACAACAAGTATAGTATTACTAAAAATGAATTGTTGGAAGATGCTGTAGCAGAAGCAAAATCTAAAGGACTAGAGATTTATTCCAATATTGCTATGGGCGAAGTTAAGCCAATTGCACAACAATTGAGCTTGGATAAAATTAAACCAGAAACTAAAATAGCACCCGAAGCAATCAAACCAAAAACTCTTGCTCCAGAAGCTGCTAATGTAGTTTATGATAAATCTGCAGAAGTTTCAAAAGAGGCTAGTAATACTTCTACTGTGGTCAATAACATTTCAGCTCCGACTAATAATGTTACTCAACACTCAACAAATCAACAACCACCAATGAATCCTAGAAATACTGAATCAACAATATCAAAATTCTTCCAGAATAGAAACAGTTTCTACTAGACAATAAAAAGGGGCCTTAATGGCCCCTTTCTTATATCACAACTTGTTAATCCATTTCTGCAATCTGAGCAAAGTAGTTCATGATATCTTCGTCATCGTCTACTGGAGCAGATTTAGCAGGAGTTGATTTGAAACTTGGAGCAGGAGCTGCTCTAGCAGGAGTAGGAGCTTCAATCGATTTCTCAGCAATCTGAGAAGCACTTACTGAACCACCTTCCCCATTCAACACAGAATTCAACTTTCTCGATAATTCATCATAAGATTTGAAATTCTTTCTATCTAACAACTCAGCTAACTTATGTTGCTTATTAGCAATCTTCAGAATAGCTTCTTCGTCACCTTTGAACAATTCAGAAGGAGATTCAAATTCCGATTTGTCATATGAAGGCCATCCATCAACTTGACGCATCTTAATTTTGAAGTTTGCACCATCCCAGTAATCAAACACATTGACTGGAGCTTCATCTTCAAATGTTGGACGAGCTTTATCCATAATCATATCAAAGATACGCTTACCGTATTTGAACAAGAATACTTTACCTTCATTCTCAGGATGTTTAGGATCACTAATAACCAGAATATTAGAAGTATAATTCAACTTACGTTTTTGCTTTGTAGCAATTTTCTTGTCTGACTCATTACCAGAATTCCATAATTTAGAATTCAATTCACCTACTGGATCATTCTCATTCAGAGTAGTAAGAGAGTTTTCAATATACCATTTACCAGTAGGACCTTGGAATCCATGTGTGAAGATACGAACCCATGGCAATTCATCATCTCCTACGACTGGTAAGAAACGAATGACTGCTGAAGCATTTCCTGCTTTGTCTTTTTCTAATTTCCAATAACGATCGTCACCGAATGAACCATTAGTAGACTGAGGATTGACAATTTTCTCAAATTCTGAAGTGATGCTAGCGAAGTTGTTGTTACGTGTTTTTCTTAAAGATGCGATATCCATTTTTATATTCCCGAAGTATGTATTATGTACGAAGTATGTTTTTGTGTCACTAGGA